ATCGGGCGGCGACCACATGCCCCTACACTACCAGATCACGTTCCCAACGGGCAAGGGCCGCCCGTATCTGACGACCCGCACGACTAGCCGGATTTAAGATCGCCGGATGCTCCTGCTCGAGCCGGGCCCACATAGCCTGCTCCGCCCGGAACTCCCCCGCCATACGCTCCACCTCGAGCAGCCTCGCCCGGCAGTTGTCCTCCATGACCGGCGGTAGCGGAGGGTCCTGTCTGGCCAGCAGCCAACGGCAGTTGGTGGCCGCCCGCTCCAGCATGGCCGCCCATTCTCCGAGGTCCCTGCTCCAGCGGTGTACCTGCTCGGCGGTGGCCATACCCTGAGCCTACCAGCCTGGGGGGTCACAACAACGAGGTCACAACAACTCCGGAGAGAGGCGACAAACGGAAGAAATGATCGCCGGGGGTCCCCCTTCTTCTTCTTCTTCTTCTTCTTTTGTTGTTGTGTTGTGTTGTGTTGTGTTTAGTACCCCCGACCGGGGGCTGGGCGCTCGAGCCGTCACAACCACCACCGCCCCACACAACGGGTCCGAGCCGATGCGAGCGCCACAGCGCCACCTGCTAGTCTGGCTGCAGGCCAATGCCGTGGCTACCACCATCCAGCCACGAGGCGCCCACAACACCAGCCCTGTTGTGTGTACCTCGTCCACGCAGAATCGAGGAAAACAATGACGATAAGATCCGACGCCGCCCACCTGATCGGGTGGGGGCTAGAGGTTCTACCCGCCGCCAAGCAGCATCCGCTGATGGACGACTGGCAGCACCCACACAGCGCCGAGCAGTGTCTGCAGGAGTGGGATGCCCATCCGAACGTGAAGCAGGCTGCAGCGATCATGGCCCGCTCCAACCTCCTGGTGCTCGATCTCGATTCGGACGCCGGGATCGAGGCGTGGCGGGCTGCTCTGCCGAAGGACCTGGCGATGCAGGCCGCCTGCGCCCTGTCGGGGGGCCCGAACCCGAAGAAACCTCGCACCCAGCGGGGTATCCACCTGTGGTTCCGCCGCCCATCCGACTTCCCGGTGCAGGACTTCCTGCGGGGCGACAAGGGGTTCGATGTGCGGGCGTTCGGGGTGATCCTGGTCCCGCCGACCCGCCACCGGGATGGCACGGTGTACGAGTGGAAGCGTCCACTGCCTGCTACACCTGACCTGCTGCCCATGTTCCCGTCGAACCTGCCGGAGGTGAAGGCGCTACTGGCGCCATCCAAGGGCACGTCGGCCAAGCCTATTTTGAAGTCCAAGTCGGGTCTTCCCACGCTGGATGCTCTAATCGCCAGCCCGCCGGTGGAGGGCACCCGGGATGCGGTGCTGATCTCCACGTTGGGCCGTTTCGCCAACCGGGCTTGGCCACGCTACGACTACGCCCGCAGCGAGGTGGACCGGGCAGCGGCGGCCCTGGTTGACATACCCACCGCCGATGTGGTGGACCGGTTCGAGAGGGCGTGGGCCTATGAGGACCGCAAGCGCACCGATGTGTTCGCAGAGTTGGGGGTGCGTGTCGACCCGGAGCGCCTGGTCACGACGGTCGAGGTGGCGGTCGGTTCGAAGGATGAGCGTACCTACGAGGATCGCACCTGGCTGCCCTGGGTGATCACCGACGCCCAATCTGTGCGGGACCCGGTGGAGAACGAGAACCAGTGGTACATCACAGCCAACGTGAAGGTGGGGCTCGAGACACGAACGAGACGGGCCGTCGTGCCAGCGTGGAGGTTCAAATCCAACCGGGATCTTGAGCATTCGCTGTCAGCGGAGAATCTCGCCCTGCTATCGCCGGGGGTCCCTGCCCGGGAGTCCAAGATGGACGCCAGGCACCGGCTGCAGGCGGTACTGCAGAGCACCTACCCGACCGACTGGGTGAAGATACCGCCCGGCTTGTGGTCGGCCGCCGATCTGCTGCGCCGGTTCGACTACGAGTCGCCTCACCCATATCTATTCGTGTCGGAGCAGACCACCCTCGACCCGCAGGGCCGGGTGATCCCGATGCACGACGAGCATGGCCAGCCCACCATCCCGCTTATGTCCCGCTCGAGGCGTACCAACTACGACATCAAGATCGACCGTACCGAGGCGCTGCAGGGATGGCGTGACCTGCTGACCTTTCACTTCCCGGAGGCAATGGCGCCGCTCGCTGCATTGACCTGCATGTTACCGTTGAAGCCACTGCTGGTGGGCAGGGCGTTCTTCCCGTTCCTGGCGGTGACGGGCCAGGCTGGGTCGGGCAAGTCCAACTCAGCGGTGGGCCGTCTGGTTGCTGCATCGGGTATGCAGGGCGGCACCGGCCGGATCACTGCCGCCGGGGCGAAGCGGATGATGGGCGAGTCGAGGACGGGCTGGCTATGGATCGACGACATCGAAGACCCGGGTAACCTGGCAGAAGTACTGCGTCAGGTGACCGACGAGCGGACGATGACGCAGGCAATATCGGGCGCCAGCCGTGGCATGAATGAGTTCCCGCTGCTGCAGATCCCTTTGCTGACGGGCGAGACGCTGGGCTCGCTCGAGGGCGAGCGTGCGCTCGAGGAACGGGTGGTGCACGTCGAGTTGCCGGGGATGGTGAAAGACCGGCGCTCGCTGATCGACCCGAAGCGTGCCCAGTGGGACGACATCGAAGTGTGGGACCGCAGGTTCGACGGAGGGGCGTCGTTGGCCGGTCCTTTGGTTTCCGCTGCACTCGAGGCGGTGGGTGGGCACTCAGACCCGGCTCAGTGGCTGTACGACCACGTGAAGGCTTTGGGGAGCCTGACCGACCAGTCGGATCGGTTGGCGTTGAAAGAGGGCGTGCTGCAGTTCGGCGCCCGCCTGGCCACCTACCTGGCGAGGGGAATGCCCGCCGCCGAGGCCAAGGCGTGGTACACGGCGGGCTACCTGGAACCGATCCATCCGGAGATCAACCTGATCGAGGCGTTGGCCAAGGGCACAGAAGAACGCATCCAGCATGACGAGGCGGGGCGCATCATGCGCCGATCCTCGAATGTGATGCGGGTGATCTGCGAGTTTCTGGCGGGACTCGATTCCTATCAGCAGGCGTTCGTATTACCGAAGAACGCCAAGGATGGCACCGCCACCGAGCATCTACAGAACTACCCGGTGAAGGTGATGCTGGACCAGGATCACCGGCCGGTGGTATACGTCTATCTGCCCGGGCTCGAGCGCTGGGCGGTGAACCAACGGACCAACCAGTCGGCTGGACACCGGGTGGTGTCCAAGTCCAACTGGGCCAAGGAGTTGACCGAACGGGGGTGGCGCCCGCCTAAGAACGTCACACAGCGGGTCGGTCAGCGAGTATGGAGGGCCACCACAGCCGACGCCATCCGCATCTGCCACGACATCGACTTCGTGTTCCCGGCGGAGGCCCGGTTGCCGGTCCTGCCACCCCGCCCGGAAGGTGATCTGTACGACCCGGAGGAAAGCGACGAGTGGGGGTAGCACCTGCTAGGATGGTGGGGCACCGCCAGTTTCGTCATTGGCTGGCGGGGGCACTCCCGGTCACGGCAATTGACAGGGCAAGGGGCTGCGCTCCCCCCGGGGCCTTTGCGGTAGGAGGTCCCGGGGGTTGAGTGTCGAGGGGGCACCACTTGACGTGGCGGCTGGCTTCGGCCTGGTAGACTGTCGATATGGCCAATCGCATCCGTTTCCATACCAACCCGGAGTTCGCTTCGGCGCTGGGCATGCACCCGACGATGGTGTCTCGCATGCGCAACGGTCACCGTTCGCCCAGCCTCGAGACGTTCGCCCGAATCGTCGACGTCCTGCAGGTCACTCCGAAGGAGGCGATGGCGGGGCTGGTCGCTTGTGTGGCGGGTGGGCCTGCGCAGGCAACGTGGTTCGCCAAGTACGTCGCCGCCGGTGGGACCAAGCCGACGTGAGACACTCGGTATCGGACGATGTCCGGTCAGATGTGAAGGGCCGGATGGCCTGTTCGTTCTTCGTCTATGGCACCCCGGCTCCGCAGGGGTCGAAGACCTCGTTCAAGCATCGGGGCGGGATCTCCACGGTGGAGGGCTCGAGCGCTTCGGGGCGGGCGAAGTTGAAGAACTGGCGTCTGTCGGTGGCGGAGTGCGCTGCTGAGCAGGCGCAGGCGGGCCAGTTCGTCGGGCCGACCCGCCTGGTGTTGACCTTGCTGTTCGAGCGTCCGAAGTCCCGCCCGAAGTCGCACCACGGCTGGCACGTGGTGATCCCCGACAAGGACAAGGTGCTACGGGCCTGCTTCGACGGGTTGAAGCAGGGTGGTTTGGTGCGGGACGATGCCCAGATCTGTGACTTCCACGTCCAGGCGATGGAGACGACCGGCGCCGAGGGCGCCCGGTTCGATCTGCGCCAGATCTTGGTCAAGGCGCCCACCGCCTGAGCACTTGACACGAGGTCAAGGTTGTGGTAGAATGTTCCCATGACCGAAATGTTTGATCTCACCGATGACGAGGACGAGCGCTTCGTCTTCGTGTTCCTGACCGACGATGGCATCCAGGGCGTCTACTCGACCGAAGAGACTGCGCTCAAGCACCTGCACACCTGGATCGAAGGCTTCGAGAAGCACGGCTTGCAGGCTGGTACCCAGGCTATCCGCTTCAACGACGCCCAGTCCTTCAACCCCCACTACGTGCAGGGCGTGCTGTACGTGGCCGACGACGACAAAATGTTGACGTCCGCCCGGGTCGAGCGCCGGGTCGTCGAGTCGTGACCACCACCGGCTACCTGGTGACCCGGGCCCAGTCCTCGCCTGCCTGCCAAGACGCTGCCATGGTGCTGGCCGTGTGGCTCGAGCAACTCGATACCCCCGACTACACCGACTTCACGTCAGGACCGGCGACCATCTCGGTGGGCCACCACGAGGCGTGGGACCGTTCCGAGTCGGGGCGCCTGCTGCGCTGGCTGGCCGACCAGATCATCGACCCTGAGGGCCGTCTCGCCCCCAACGTCGCCTACGCCTACGCCATGGGGGCAGTGTTGCTGCTCGAGGCCATCGGCGTGATCCGGGTGTACCGGCTGTTCCGCAACGAATCCGAGCGCCACAACTTCGTCGTGTCGATTCGGCTGGTTCAGACCGACCGGGACTACGCAGGTTAACCACTTGACACGGCGTCACGGCTGTGTTAAAATGGTACCAACATCCACTACCGCCAGGAGGCGACCGTGAAGTTCATGCTGCAGACCCAGTCCGACTCGACCTACGAGTTCGACACCGACTCGATGGTGCTGGTCCGGCACAACCCCCGCAACAACATCGTGCGGCCCACCGGCCCCGACCTGCCCCCGTTCGAAGGCCCGCAGTGGAAGGTCCGGTCCGCCGTGATCCTGCCCACCCAGGCCATCTTCCACGTCGGGGATCGCCCCGACCCGCTCGTGACGACCGCCTTGACCGGCATCGCCGTGCTGGAGGGCTGATCATGTGGGTCGCCACCACCACCGGGTTCTTCTCGGCCGTCGCCCACCGTGACCTGGCCGACACCATCCTCGTGCGGGCCCGGTCCCGCACCGACCTCGAGCGCCTGCGTCGGGTCAACCCGATCCTCAAGGGTCGCCCGATCGACCGCACCTTCCAGGCCGACTACCCCTACCGCATGACGGTGACGTCGGGCGAGTGGGCGGCGGTCATGGCCGCCGAGGCGGCAGGCGTCGACTACGACAACTTCAAGAACGCCGTGATGCGTCGCCAGGGCGTGGCCCGCTCCGACACCTACCACCGTGTGTGGGCGGTGCTGCACGCCATCGAGTACGAACTCGACGCCCAGGTCCGCAAGGTCAAGCCCAAGGGCAAGCCCCGGGGCAAGGCCAAGAGCCGCACGGCGGGCGAGTCCCGCTACGGCGACACCTGGGACCGGGTGCTGCTCGACGAGATCCCCGCCGACCTGCAGGAGATCAAGCGTCGCCAGGATCGGGACGACTTCGACGACTGGATGCGGCGGGACCTGGCGTCGCCCAAGGGCGACCTGTGGTCGGACCTGCGCAGCATGGGTAGGGCATGATGCCCATCTTTGCCATCGCCGTGTCGAGCGGGGGCACCGCCGCCCCTGCCGTCGAGTTCCAGGTCCACCGCCAGGGCTGCGTCGACATCGCCCGGGGAATTCGCCTCCGCAAATACAGCCACGCCTACGCCGTCTCGGCCGACACCCCGCAGGAGGCCGTCCAGGATGAGGCGGCCGAATACACTCACAACGAGCAGGGCTACGCCGAGGCCGACTTCCAGATCATGCCCTGCGCAACTTTGACTGCCGGGCTCACGTCTGGTAAGATTGATCCAGCATCCACCACCAACCCGCCCGATCCTGAGGATGGGCAAGAAGGGACATCCACCATGGCCACCACCACCACCCAGGCTTGCGGCTGCGGCTGCGGCGAGCCGGTCACCCGCCGGTTCAAGCCGGGCCACGACGCCCGCCTCAAGGGGACCATGCTCCGGCTCTTCCGCTCCGGCGAGAAGGCCAAGGTTGCCACGGCCAAGGACGTCGCCGCCGAGAACGGTTGGGAGCACTTGCTCACCGACCAGCCGTCCACCAAGGCGCCCCGCAAGGCCAAGTCCAACGGCCAGGGCGAGCGCACCGGGTTCAACCCGGTCCGGGTGAAGGTCGGCCGCTGGACCTACGACGCCATCCTCATCTCCGAGGATGCCGACTCGGTCACGGTCGAGTACAAGGGCGCCGGTGGCGGCCAGCCCACCCGCAAGACCGTCAAGCGCTCGGCCCTGGTCGAGTAGCCAGATCGAGGGGGTGCCTAACAGACTCCTACTGTACGGGGTACGCTGCGGGGAGGCTCGAGGGACTTTGATGGTCGTTCACCTTCGCCTCCGAATCCGTCCAGGGCTTGACACCCAAAGCAACAACCCGGCACTCCCTCCCAACCGCCCCGGCGACGAACCCCCGGGGACGGACTGCCCCCGCCTCACCGTAACCCCGACCCCCCGGGACCCGGTTGGAGGCGGGGGCAGTAGCGTACTTGACACGGAGGCACGGGTGTGGTAGAATGGTGGTATGACCACGAGGGAAGACATCCGGTCCCTGCCCACCCCGACGTTCACGCTCGACGACCTGTTCCACATCGGCACCGTGCTCGACCAGCACGGCCGGGTGACGGTCACGTTCAAGCGTGGGCCGGTGGTGCGCAAGGTGCAGATGCGGGCTGTCGAGTTCGCCAACGGAGCGCTCGACCTCGCCAACGAGGCCCTAAAGGCCGCAAACCGCTAGGAGGCGGATAATGCCAGACTGCATGTGCGGATGCGGCGAGACGGTCGTGTCCCGCTTCAAGCCTGGGCACGACGCCCGGCTCAAGTCCCGTCTGTTTGCCGCCGCCCGATCGGGCGACCAGGAGGCCAAAGCCACGATCGTGTCCATGGGGTGGTGGCATTTGTACGACAAGACCGCCCCCAAGCCGACCCCTGACCTGAACGGCGCCAAGACCATCAAGGCGAAGGCCAAGGTCTACCGGGACGCTGAGCGTGCCGCACGGGGCGAGCCCGACCCTGAGGCCGCCAACGAGCGCCGCAAGCAGAAGGCGGAAGCCGAGCGCATCGCCGCCATGACCCGCCTCGAGCAGTTGGCCCTGTTGAAGGCGGCCGCCGCCGTCCTGGCGCAGGTCTACCCGTCACCCCGCCCCCAGGTCAGCCGGGCCAACGCCCAGTTGATCGTCGATCTAGGTGCCGATCGGGCAGCACTCGACCAGGCGCTAGGACTCCTAACAAACCCCTAACACCCCACACTAGACAGGGCACCCGCCCTGTGCTAGACTCCCCGACAACATCAACAGGAAGGGAATGCCGTGCCTTCTACCGCAAGCAAGACCATGCACGCCATGGCCATGACCGCCCAGTCACTCGACGGGCTGCGTCGTGCCGGGTGGGCCAAGTACTACGCCGAGTGCCAAAAGGTCCAGACCATGACCCGGGTCTGCGACGCCTGGATGGTGCGATGTGCCGAGATGGCGGTGCGTCTGTCGTATCACTCCGAGTTGCGATCGGATGACCCCGCCGTCGAGATGGCCAAACGCATCATCGGGACCCTGCGCCTACATCCACGAGGCCAGATCGCCCTGCGAGCCGCCCTGGACAAGGTGCGAGCCGAGCGGGCCGACAACGACGCTCAGGTCGCCGGGTGACCCGCTCCGAATACGGCGGGCAGGAGTACGGGGTGGGCTGCGACGGCAACCCGATCTCGGTGTTCGACCTGCTGCGCCAGATGAAACCCGCCTGGATGTCGAAGGGCGAGTGCCTCAACCCGGGATACGATCCCCGCTGGTGGCACGGCGAAGGCCAGTCCGAGCACGACGTCACCAACCGGCGCCGGGCCAAGCACATTTGCGAACACGACTGCCAGGTGCAGATGACCTGCCTCGAGTACGCATTGGAGCATCCACGTGAGATAGGAGTGTGGGGTGGCATGACGGAGCGGGAACGCAAGCAGTACGTCAAGGTGCGGCGCACCTTTGAGGTGGCGTCATGAGCATCACCCTCGACGAAACCGAGATGTGGGAGGTGCGAGACGGCACCCGGGTGCGGATATCGGATATGACCCCACGCCACGCCGAAAACGCCTACCGCCTGCTGCTGCGTCAGGCCGAATCGCTGGCGTTCCGGGCCGTGCTGCTGCTACCGCCGCCCAACTTCAACGGTGATATGGCGCAGTACTACGCTGAGCAGGAGTGGGAGGCGCTGACCGACGCCATGATGCAGGACCCGGTAGCCTGGCTCGAGCGCCAACCCCTGGTCAAGGCCCTGCGGGCACGAGCAGCGGAGTGGGACCCATGGGCGTAGACAAGCCCGTCGACCGGCTCACCGTGTCGTTCTCTGAACTATCCTCCTGGCGCCGTTGTCAATTCCAGCATTGGCTGCAGTACCGCCAACGCTGGACCCCCAAGGTCGAGAAGCCGGTATTCCAGCGGGGTCACCTGTGGGACGACGTGATGAACACCCACTACCAGGGACTGCGGGCCGCCCAGGTTGAAGGCGCCCGGCCTGCCGACCGGCTCGAGCACACCGCCTACAAGATGTTCGCCCGCAAGATCGAGGCGCTGTGCCAAGACGACCCGGATCTGCTCACATCTGAACGGGAACTACGGGACCTGGTGCGCTGGATGTATTCCGGCTATATCGAGACGTACGGCGCCGACCCGAAGTGGGAGATCCTCGAGACGCAGTACCGGAAGGAGGCGCTGCTAACCACGATCGACCTGCCCGACCGTATCCTGTCCATCTGGCTAAAGGTGTACATCGACCTGCTGGTGCGGGAGCGGGGTCGAGGCAGCCGGGGCCGTATTTGGATTGTCGACGCCAAATCCACCTCCGCCATGGGTCGCAAAGATCTGGCGTTCAACGACCAATCCGGACTATATAACTGGATCATGGCGCTGCACGGCCTGTACCCCGAGCCGGTGTTCGGCTCGATATGGAACTACGCCCTGGCCCGCAAGAACAAGACCAAGCCGCAGCCGCTGCCCGAGCGGTTCAAGCGCATCCCGATCTACCAGTCGGAGGTCGAGTTGTCAGAGATCGCCAACGACGCCATCGCCACCGCCTGGCAGATGTACGCCCACGACATCGAGTACCAGCCGCCCCGATCCCCCAACGAGGAGACGTGCCGCCGGTTCTGCGACTACACCGACGCCTGCCTCGCCAACCGCAAGGGCCACGACCTGGCGAAGTTCCTGCGCCATACCGACCACGAGATACCCGAATGGCACAAGCCCCGCCTCGAAGGGTTGGACGAGTTCGCATAGGGACTTGCCAGTTTGACAGGTCTTGTGCTACGGTGGTGACGGCGCCCGCAAGGGATGCATGAACCGTAGGTACTAGCAGAAACGAGAGAAAATGGCAACCCGGACCCCGGGTCGTCGTACCTCGCCTAACCCGGCGACGGTGCAGACGATTCGACCATCCACCCCCGGTCGGCCCACCCTCGACACCGCCGAAGAGTACATCCGAGTGTTGTACTACGGCGATCCTGGGCTGATGAAGACCACCTGCGCCGCCTCGATGGCGGTAAACGGCCGGGTCATCTACATCGACTCCGAGCACCGGTTGAAGGCCACCCCGCTGCGACGGGTCGCCACCAAGATCGGGCTCGACCCCGACTTCGTGTCCAACATCGAAGTGGTGACCGACTGCGACTATGCGTCGCTGCTCGAGTTGACCAACGAGATCAAGGACCGGATCAGCGACGGCGAGCAGATCTACGGTGTCGCCTGGGACTCTGCCACCGAGCAGACCCGAGGGATGCTGGAATCCCTGGTCGACGAATCGGTCGAGCGGGCCGCCTTCAAGGGCGAGCAGCGCAACCCGGTGCGGCTGTACCAGGAAGACTACGGCGATATGACCGAGCAGTTCCGGCGCATCTTGCACCGGCTGCGTGACCTGCCGGTCCATCTCGCCATCACCGCCCTGCCCCGCCGGGACCAGGATGAGAACAAGGCGCTGAGGGTCGCCGCAGGCGTCACCCCCGCCGTGCTGCGTGACCTGCAGGGAGCAGTCGACTTCATCCTGCACATGCGGTACGAGTCGTTTTCCGAGAAGGAAGGCGACGACGAGTACACGGCGCTGTGCCGCCCGCAAGGGCCGTTCGACGCCAAGGACACGTTCGGCGTGCTCCCGGTCCGGATGGTCAACCCGACCTTCCCCCGGCTGCTCGCCTACGTGAGGGGCGAGTTGGTCGCCAAGGCCGACCCGCTGCAGATCGAGGCCAGAACCCGCCGACTGGCACTCGCTGAACACACCAAGGCGGAAGTGAAGTCCATCCAAGACGGCGATCAGGAGGATACCGATGCCGCAACTCGCTAAGAACGTGGCCGAACAGGCCGAGAAGAACGCTTGGGACCCGGACGAACTGCCCGAGTTCTCGGTGCTGGAAGACGGCGACTACGTGTTCCAGTTGATCGAGTGCACCTCGTCCGACAATCCGGGCAAGTCCGGGTACCACTACTGGCGGTGGGTCTTCGAGCATCCGGGCGACAAGACCCGGGTCTGGGAGAACACCAGCCTCAGCCCGAACTCGCTGGGCAAGATCGGCCAGATCATGGCCGCCTTCGAGGTTCCGGCCGACACCGACACCGCTCTCATCCTGGGTTGGTACGTCGGGGTCACGGTCGAGAAGGTGGTACAGGAGGTCGGCAAGAACAAGGGCAAGTTCGTCAACAACGCCCTGGCGTTTTTCCCGGCGTCCGAATGCGACGAGTACGACCCGGATGAGCACGACAACCACGCCGCCGCTGGCGGAGGCCGGTCGGCCGCCCCCGAAGACTTCGGCGGCGACGACGAGCCCGAGCCGGAGGCGTCCAAGCCCAAGGGAGGTCGCCGCAAGCCGCCGCCTGCGGAAGAGCCCTTCTGACCTGACCTGCATCAGGACGGTAATCGACCCGGGAGCCATGGGGAGGCGCTCCCGGGTCGACCCGTATACGAGCACTTGACAGCCAGGCAGTCGGCATGGTTTACTTTCCTCACTGGCAGTAACCAACCGAAAGGAAAGCATCCACCATGAAGATCCTCCCCACCCTGGCCGCATGCGCCCTGGCCGTTGCAGGAGCAACCGCCTGCCTCCCCGATCCGCCTCCCCCGCCTCCGCCTCCGGTCGTGTCGCTGGCGCCGCCGCACTGCGGCCAGACGATCAACGATCACGTGCTGATCGTGCTCACCACCGATCAGGCCGCCTGCCCGGCCGCCCCCAACCAGCGCCGCATCGTGGTCGACGAGGACTGCGCTCCGCTGATGGGCGGCAACAACTACGCCGACGACTGCGTGCGTGGCAACATGGCGCAGAAGCCGGGCCGGGCGCTGTACGGTCCGGTCATCGCCCGCCGAGGCTCGTTCGTCGCCGGTGACTCCGGCATGACGTTCATCGCAAGCGACTACTGGGCACCCGCCCCCTACACCGGAGGTACCCGATGAAGCACCTTATCCGCTGCGCCGTGATCGTCGGCGCCATCTTCGGAGCCTTGGCCCTGCCTTGGTTCATCGGCGGCGCCAACGCCGCTCCGATCGTGGGCAACTGCGGCGGCAACCAGACCGTCCACTACACCCCGTTCGACTGCACCTCCAGCCGACAGTTCACCTTCGGACCGCTGACTCGGACCGTCACTGCGGTGATGCACTTCACCGGCGGATTCGAAGCATCGAGCGCTTCGTTCACAGTCGACAAGTCGGTGCCGCAGGACTTCCAGGTCCGGGTGGTCGCCCACGTCGGCCTGTCCGGTGACGGCCTGCCGGTGCCCCCCGACCGGGACGTGACCGTAACGTTCCCGGCCGGATCGGTCGGCCCGATCGTGGTGCGCTTCACCACCGCCTGCGGGCAGGTGGACGTCAAAGCGGTGTTCATCGCCAACGGAGACGAGCGAGGCCGGGTCGCCGGTCCGTACATCTGCGTGGCGGTCCCGCAGGACACCACGACCACAACGACGCCCGGAACCGTCCCGACGACGCCCGCCACCTCCACTCCGGTGCCCGCCCCTGGTGTCTCCGTGACCTCCGGTTCCACGCTGGCGCCCAAGACGGGTCCGAGTGCCACCCTGCCCCCGACGGGCAACGGAGGACCAGAAGCGTGGCAGTGGTCGCTGGTCGCTGTCGCTGTCGGCGTGCTGCTTGTGCTCGCCACCCGCAAGACCGCCCGGGCCTAGTAGGCTCGAGGCACCCATCCGGTCCACAGGGGGCCGCCATACAAGTCGGTTGCTGCCAGGCACCGGGCGCCGGTTCAACTCCGGGGATGGGACCAAATGATTGATCTACCAGCCGATGCCGTCGACTGGCCAGTAGCGCTAGATACCGAAGCCAGCGGGCTGTTCGTCGACGACGGGGCCCGGGTGGCGGTCGTATCGTGCGCCTGGCGGCAACACGACGAAATCCAATCCCGGGTATACGCCTTCGACCAAGGGCTCGACACCTGGCTGGGCCGCAAGACCAACACCCCCCGCCGCTACCCCGGGCCGTCGCTGTTCGACGTCGAAGCCACCAACCTGGGGGTGGACGAGTGGCGGGCGCTAGGCGACTGGTTGAAGCGACAGGCGCTGATCTACCACAACTCCAAGTATGACCAGCACATCCTGCGCACCGGGCTGCGAGGGCTCGAGTCCGAGACGGCCATGCCGTTGGGCCGGGCATACCACTGGGACACCATGGTGGTCGCCCCGCTGCTGTGGCCCAACGAGCCCAACGGCTTGAAGCCGATCGCTACCCGGCTGTGGGGGTCGCAGGAGACTGCAGCCGAGATCGAGATGAAAACCTGGCTGCGGCTGTACTGCGGCAAGAAAGACCCCCGCTACGACCTGGCGCCGTGGCAGATCATGGAGCCTTACGCCCGGCACGACCCGGTGCTCACCCTGCGACTGTACGAGTTGCAGCGAGAGTTGCTGTACGTCGAGAAGGTACTAGACCCGAAGTTGGCTGAGCGGGAGGTAGATTTCGCCCAAGTGCTGTACCGCATGGAGGTGCGAGGCATCGGCTATGACGTCGAGGCCGCCGCCCAGGCGCACGCCACGCTACTTACCCGTATCAACGCCGCCAAGATCGATTTGGGTCGGGAGACAGGGCTGTCGCTGTTCACTGAGGCGTCGATGCGACACTACTGGTTCGGCACCGGCCGTCGAGCGCCGATCAAAGAGACGCCAGACGGTGCGGCATCGGTGTCCAAGGATGTGGTGCGGCAGTTGGTGGAGGAGGGGGTGCGGGGCGCCCGAGAGTACCAGACGCTGACGCAACTCGAAACGGCTGAGGCGATGTGGTACGGCAACTGGTACCACCTGGTGGGCCGGGATGGTCGCCTGCGTACGTCGTATTGGCAGACCAAATCGCAGGACGAGCGACAGAACCGCAACCGGGGTACGGTGTCGGGCCGGGTGGCGGTCGAGCGGGTGCAGGTCCAGGCCATCCCCCACGACTACCAGTTGCCGCCCGACCTGCCGACCGTGCGGTCGTTCATCGTCCCCAAGCCTGGATTTATCCTGGTCGAGTTGGATATGAACCAGGCGGAGATGCGTACGGCCGCCGGGATGACCAAGTGTGTCGCCATGCTTGAGGGCTTCGAGCGGGGAGACGACGCCCACTCGATCACCTGCCGCACCACGTTCAAGATCGACGAGTCTTCGCCTAGTTGGAAACGGCTGCGCAACATCTCCAAGCGGTTGAACTTCGGGCTGATCTACGGCGCCGGGGAGGGGGTCATCCGGGAGCAGATCGTGCTGTTCGTCGGGATCGACCCGGACCCGGCCGAGGTGCACGAGTGGATGGTCGACTTCAAGGCCGCCATGCCGGAGTTAGACAAGGGCGCCCGGCTGGCTCACTGGCAGGCCGACCAGTATGGCTACGTGACGATGGCGGGCGGGCGGCGACGCTATTTCCGCTTCGGGGAGCCGACCCACAAGGCGTTCAACGCCAAGATTCAGGGGTCGGTGTCACAGTGCATGGCGATGGCGCAGATCGAGGCCGAGGCGCAGATGCCGGGCTATCAGTTGCTGCAGATCCACGACTCGCTGCTGCTCGAGGTGCCCTACGACGACGAGGGCCGAGACATTGTGCGGGCATACAAGGCGATCATGCAGAAGGCGTTCGAGTCGCAGATCGACGCACCTTTCCTGGTCGACGGCAAGGTATGGCATTGACTCCGGTGAAAGTGCGCTGCTAGGGTAGCCCGATGATTGATGTCATCGTAGGCGCACAGTTCGGGTCCGAAGCCAAGGGTGCGGTAGCGTGCGCCTTGGCGCAGATGAAGCGGTACGACTACCTGGTGAGGGTGGCGGGACCAAACGCCGGGCACACCGGCTACGACTCGGAGGGGCGCAAGTGGGCGCTACGGCAGGTGCCGGTGGCCGCCATCTGGGACCACGCCGCCGCCATCTATCTGGGTCCCGGCTCGGAGATCGACATCGAGGTGCTGCGGGAAGAGGTCGTGGCGCTCGACGAGGCCGGACACAGCGTGAGCGGACGCCTGGTGATCTCGCCGCAGGCCAGCATCCTCACCCCGGAGCACAAGTACCGGGAGGGGGCGCTGCAGATGCACGAGACGATGGGCTCGACCGGCAAAGGGGTCGGCGCCTGCCGGGCCGAGCGGATCATGCGCCAATGCCCGACCGCCGGACAGATGGCGATCCAACAGGTGCTGCCCGGGTCGGTCGGATTCATCGACCTGAACGGCGACGGCAAAGAGGTGATGCTCGAAGGCACCCAGGGCTACGGCCTGGGGTTGCACGCCGGGTACTACCCGCACTGCACATCTAGCGACTGTCGGGCGATCGACTTCATGGCGATGGCCGACGTCGGGCTCGACAATGCGATCAACACCTACGTAGTGGCCCGCACCTTCCCGATCCGGGTGGCTGGCCCGTCTGGTCACCTCGAGAACGAGACAACCTGGGAGCACCTGAACGCCGAATCGGGTGGCCACATCAAGCCGGAGCGCACGACGGTAACCAAAAAGATTCGCCGGGTAGCGTACTTCGACCCGGCGCTGGTCCACCGGGCGTTGGCGGCCAACGGCACCAGCACCGGAACCTGCAACCTCTGCCTCACCTTTTGGGACTACATCGACCCGTCGACCTACGAGGTGCAGATGCCGCTGGTGTACAAGCCCAACGGGCCGGACCTGCTGGTGGCGGAGGCTGCGACCCGCTGGCTCGAAAAGTACGACCTGCCGGTCCCGTCGATCGTGACCACCGGCCCCCGCACGTGGGTGATGCCCTGATGCCCACCAGCCGGGAAGTGCCCAGCAGCGAATACAGCAGCGCTCTCCTGCGGGGGGTCAGCGACGGGATGGACCCTGCCGCCCGGGTCCACGCCTGGTTCTCCGGCGAAGGCCAACACGTAGCCGAAATGGTGGCCGCCAAAGCCGCCGAGCGGGGCGCCTACGACCTCGAGTTGCTGGGCCGCACCATGGCCGGATTCATCGAGGTTGATGTGCCGGTCGGCTCGAGCGAGAAGGAGTTCTATATCCTGGTCGGCATCCTGTTCTACGCCGAAGGTAAGATCGCCCGGGCGCTGTCGGCGCTCAAATCCGGTCGCCTGCCCAACGTCGACGACTGGCTCGACCTATCCATCTACGGCCGCATGGCCCGCTACGTCATGCAGGAGGGCCAATGGCCATAGAGGCACACGAAAACCCCTGGTTGTACCCTGGTACCGTCATCGAGAAGGGCGGCCAAGTCTGGTTCTGCCGCAACCCGGTCGCCTGGACCGACGTACAACGCAACGCACAGAACCAGGCCGACCAGACCGGCCGCATACAGTACCTCATCCTGGGCGACGGCCACCTGATCACCCACGAGGTAACGCCCGACGAGCGGCGATCTGCTGCTCTACACCAATAAGGAGCCTCCCCCATGGCTACTATCTACTTTGCCTACCCGCTTGACCATGCGGCGGTCGACCTGTCGGTCACCACCCGCACCGCCCGCATCTTGGGTCGCCGCCACACGGTGTACGAGCCCGGGGTTGCTTGGCAGGTGAACGGCCAGCCCGACGAGCGGGTGCAGCAGGTGAACCAGCAGGCGCTACTGCTGGCCGACGCTCTGGTCGCCTACTATCCGCACACCAACTCGGTCGGGGTCCCGATGGAGATCGCCCAGGCGATCGCTCAGGGCATCCCGGCGATTGTGATCGTGTCCGACGAGACGAGGGCGTCGTGGGCGCTGGTCGGGTCGGGCGCCCACATTGTCAACACGCCGGAAGAGGCCGAGGTGGCGTTGAGAGCCGTGCCCGGGCGGTTGCTGCTCGAGGCCCGCCAGGATTTCTTTGGCATCCACGGCGAGATCGAGCCGTTCGTACGGGTGATGAAGGTCGCCGGGCCGGGGCAGTTGCCGACCCGCACCTACGAGGGCGACGCCGGGTTCGACCTATACGTGGCCGACGACACCTGGCTCGAGGGCGGTACGTTTACCAATGTAGCCGCCGGGGTGGCGGTCGAGTTGCCCGAAGACGTGTGGGGCATGATCGTCGGCCGCTCGTCGACCTTCTTCAAACGGGGTCTGATTGTCAACTCCGCCGTGATCGACCAGGGCTACCGGGGCGACCTGTTCGCCTGTGTGTTCAACCCGGGCCCGGAGGGCGCCTGGGCCAAGGCCGGGGAGCGGCTCGCCCAGTTGATCCCCATGCCGCTGCTGTCGCCCGGGATCGCCACCGTCCGGGTCGAGGTGCTCGACCGGTCGGACAGAGGCGACGCCGGGTTCGGCTCTAGCGGAGGTTGATGCCGGTAAGAGGGCGGGTCAGCCCATGCGCAGGCCGACCCGCTTCCCCTTCCTCGTCCCGGTTCACCACACCGGGTCGATGGACCAGCCGCACAGGGCGGCGCTCCCGCAGCCCCGTTTCCACGAGAGCGACCACGAGGGCCGACCCGGGTGCGAGTAGCCATCCCGGCCCCCACGTGCAAAGGAAGGTCACGGAGAGGGCAACGACGGCCAGCAGACGCACCATCCGGCACATCTGCTGGTGTCCGTGGGCGGTGAGGGCCACCGGTTACTTGTTGGTGAGGTTCGGAACGGCCGCCGACTGGGTGTTGTCGAACGTCTTCTGCAGGTCGACCACCTTGGACAGCAGCGACAGGATCGCCGTACCGACCAGCACCTTGGACCAGCCGTCCAGGTCGTTGAGCGGGACGTTGATGCCGGGCACTACCAGGGTGCCGAACGTATCGGCAGCCGACGCTACGAAGGTGAGAGCCACGCCGACCGCCCAGGCAGCCGCCTGGGTGACGACGGCGTTCCAATCCTGACCCCGGGCGTATCGCACGACGTCGAGCAGTTTGGAGCCGAGGACGCCGACGATGGCGAATAGGGCAAGGTTTTCCATTTATGGGCCTTTCGGTACGCAGGCCGCCAGAGGCGCTTCCCTGCTGTTGACGATACGCTCGAGATCGTCGAGCGCACGACCGGGCGGACGCCCGAGTTCTATAGCACGATCACGTAGGTATTGGATCAGTTTGAGGTCATCGACCTTGCTGGCAGCGGTGACGGCCCGCACCGCCCGCTCACACACGTCCAGTTGTGACGCTGCTATCTGCTCCGCTCGAGCCTTGGCTTCGCTCGCCAGATCGACGACCCGAGCCGCCGCCTCGTGGGCCGACGCATCAGCCAGCCGTTGCGACTGCTCATACTGTGACCAGGCCAGCAGCGACGAGAAGATGCCGATCGCTATGAGCACGGTGATGAACGGATGGTGGTTGCCCCACCGGGCAATACGCTTGGGCATTTACACCCCCCGCAACAGACAGAACAGGAGGGATGCGCTGATCCCGGACAGAAACAAGACCGAGATAGCGAGGTGATGGTGAGCGAATCGTATCACGAGACGTCATCCTTCGGAGGCTTCGAACCCTTGCGCCGCTGCGCATCCAACTCCAGCGCCGCCGGGGCAAGGAACACCGTCAGCACCAGACTTAGCACTTGCGGTCGAGCGCCCAGCCACCCGATCTCCCAGGTACCCCACACGCAAGCCACTATTACCAGAGTGGTGGCCCTGCTCAGGCGCTTCACACATAGGCCCTTCTAGGTCAGCGGTACGCAGCGTGCATGTAGTACTGCTGCACCGAGCGGGCGATCGAGGTACCGGCCAGGCCGCCCCGCATCGTGATCCGCAGTTGCATGTTGAAGACCCCGCCACCGAGAAATACCCACTCTTGGCCAAACAGGTTGTCCATCTCGGCGTAGGCACCCGAGTGGCTGGCCTTGTTGACCTCCACCCAGCCGCCGAAGTTGAACGATCGCTCGAGGATGATGCTCCAACCATGGAAGAAGTTGACGGTCGAGGCGTCGGAGTCGGCCACGTCGACCACCGCACCGTAGGACAGGTGGATCGTTTGGGCCACCACCTGTGGCGTACCCATGATGGACAGGTTGAGTGACAGCCCGCTGCCCACCTGCACGTAGCCGCCTGGGCCGACTGCGGTGCCGGGGGTGGAAAAATCAGCAACCCCGGGCGACCAGCCAACATGATCGTCCTTCATCCGGACCGTCATGCCGTAGGCGGTGCGCACGAGCCCGTCGTTGGCGTTCTGGTTGACGTATAGGCCGTCACCAGCGATCCCGAGCCCGGAGTCGCCTGCGTGCAGCCGCACATCGCCCTTGATGTTGCCGGACACGTCCCGGCTCATGATGATGGAGGAGGTATCCGCCAGACACGGCCCAGACATTAGCAGACCCTCCGAAGCAGGCCCTGGCCAGAGGTGGGCATGATGACCATACCGTTGGAGGCTATCAGTTGTTGACCCAACTGGCCGCCTTCGGCAACCTCAGTGTCGACCTCCTGCTTCCAGGCGGTACCGGCGCCCTGCGGCAGACGATGGATCTTGGCGATAGTGGCGCCAGCCGAAGGCTGTTGCAGCACCCAAAGGTCGCCGTTGCCGACGTCGACGGCGATCGCTCCGCATCGCTCGGTCCCGGCGGGCAACGAACCTCCGGTGACCTTCGCTGCAGCAGTGGGCACCGAGCCCGCCGTGCCCGACCCGGCGGTCGCCGTGTGAGCGTTGGGCAACTTCCAGACCCCGCCGTTCTCGAACGTGACCCATAGGGTGTTGGTGCCCGCCACGCCGACCATGTGACCCGACCAGCGGTGCTGCGGATCGGCAATCGTCTTGTTCCACAGCAGATCCCAGGTCTGACCGTAGTTAACCGACCGGTAGATACCCAGGTCGGGCACGTGCAGGAACAGGTTGGTGCCGTTGACGTGAAACTCTGTGCGGTTGGCGATCGAGGTGAACGCCTGGACCAGGGTGTCGCCCGACGACACGGTGCCACCGCCAGCGTCGGAGCGCACGATGCCCGAGCCCTTCGGCACCCCCAGATAGCGCAGATTGGCGCCCGAATCGGGATACGAGTAGAACCCGATCATATCGGACAGCGATAGGGCGAGGGCGTGAGGGCTGGCGTAGTTCTTGGTGAGGATCGCCAACTGCGACGGGCCGGAGCCAGTCGGACGCAGTGCGATCTCGAAGCCTACCCAGCCGTCGTTGGGCACAGCGTTGGTGATCTGCGTCCAGACCGGAGCGGAGCCCGATGCGCCAGCAGGGGTGACCAGTTTGTAGGCCATCGCCTGCGCCGCCTTGGTGCCGACCGCACTGGAATACGATGCCCCCTGGTACCCGGCGGTGAACCCGTTCGCCGTGGTCATCGACAGTTCGTTGTCGTCCGAAGTGGCGACCAGGTTGACCACAACCGTTCGGTTAGTGATGGTGGACAGCGGGGTCGACAACTGGTAGGTGGTGGCAGTACCCGCCGCCTCGTCAAACTCAGCCACGTCTTGCGGGACTGCTCCGTCGACCCCGCCCCAAGAGGCGACAGTGCCAACCAGGGTGCCGGTGTTGGCAGCCACCAGCGTAACCGAGGTGTCACCTTCCTGCATGTAGCGGTACCACCAGGCGGAACGCTGGTTCGAACCCTGGGTCCTCGAGCCGCCTGCTACCCAGCCGGAGATGGCGGGGAAGGCGCCGGTGGCGTTGCGGGTGGTGCCGTGCAGGATGAGCAGATCGCCCACCAGAGCGGTGCCCGGGATCGACACGGCGACCGAGGTGCCGTTAACCTCCGCCTGCGCACCCACCGCCCGCAGTATCACATCCTGTGCGGCGGGCGGCGAGAACGGATACCGGACCCGGTAACCCTTGAGGTCACGTGCAGCGAACAGTAGCCCGCCGTTAACGTTGTCAACTCCCAGGTAATGCCGAGCCATGGCGAACGTGGCGTTGGAGGTGGTCGGGATGCCGGAGTTGTCGTTGGCGAGGCACCAGCGCAGGACGGCGGGAGTACCGTGCTCGCACAGCCAACCGCCCCGGTCGTCATCGGTGAAGGCGAACCAGCCTTGCGAAGACTCGTTGACGATCACGCCCTGGTAGCCACCGGCGAGGGCGCCGAGCCCGTAGGAGTAGGGCCGCCACAGGGGCGTGGTGTCTCGAGGGTTGCGGCAGATCCAAGGGGTCGACTTGCCTACGGTGCAGACCTCAGTACCGGCCGGGTTGACGTTGATGGATTGGCACGAGTGGTTCGACCCGCCGATGCGCCCCTTCTCGACCGAGGACTCACCGATGATGGTGATCATGTGAGGATGGTTGATACCCTCGATCCCGTCCGTCTGCACCGACACGTTGGTGGCGTTGGAGATGGTGGTCCAGGTGGGCGAGACAGCCAGAGCGTCAGCGCAACGGTAGTGGGTCCGCTTGTAGTTATTGACCGGGCCGTTATACTCGGTCCAGGTGCCGGTGCCGTCCACGTTGCCGGAGTACAGCCCGAGCCACAGATAGATCTTGTCGGTGTCGCTGTAGTAGTAGGCGCAGCACGACTGCGGGCGGTCGTTGGCGGTGTCGTCGCAGGTGAACACCCGGCGCCAGGTAACGTGGGTGGCGGCGACGAACCCACCGTCTGCCGGGTCGTGCGTGATCTTACATTCCCACACACCACGGTCAGTGGTGGTACCGACTGTGGCGTAGATGTAGTCGACCCCGGCCCGAGTCACGGCGAACACATCTCGCACGTCGGCCAGGGTGGGGGCGCCGGTGCCGACCGTATCCAACTGGGTCACGGTGGCGGTGCCCGACGACAGGCCGGTCATGATCCACACCCCGTCCGTGGCGGCTATCGTACCGTCTGACGAAGCGTACAGGGCAGTACCCCAGGTGGGCGAAGCCACGATAGCGGTGTATTGCCGGGAAGTACCGAACGCCCAGTCAGCCCAGGAGCCGCCCAACGTGTCGGCCTTGGCGATCCCTCGTCCCGCTGCCTTGGTGCACGACAAGAAGGTGCGCACGCCGACCCGGACACCCAGCCTTGAGCCCGCCGACCGGGGGTTACTGGAGCCGCCTTCGTCGACCTGGCCGTAGTAGGTGACGGTCTGGTTGGTCCAGGCGACGTCGGCCGCCAAGCGCCGATAGATGCCGCCGTTGCCGTTCGACCCGCTCATCCAGTGGGCGTCGACGTCGTATTCCGCCGCCCAAGGAGACTTTTTGTAGGCGGTGTCCAGATCCGACCCCGACCATGCACCACCGGCACCGTAGTTGGTGAAGATGTGCTGCGAGCGGGACCACACGGACGGCATCGCCACGTCGACCCCTATGACCCAGCCCTGACGGCGGTCCGACCAGGTGCACGACATCGTACGGCCGGTAGCCTCGATGGTCGACGGGAGCCAAACCCGCCGGGGCGCCATCTTGCCGCCGGTGTAGCGGGTCGGCCGACCGTAGCGGGCCGGTGCGCAGGACCTCACGTAAGGACCCCGAGGGCGTAAGCCTCAACCCAGTAGTCGTTGCCGGTCGGGGAGTCTTGGATCACCCATTGGAGTCGGGTACCCACACCAGCGGCTACACTCGAGGTCGTAGTGCGCCGGATGAACTTCGCCGTACCGGGCGAGTCGGGCGAGGTGCCGTTGGCGATGGTGATGGTGCCGTAGACGTTGCCGCCGTCGTCCTGCAGGACCACCACGATCGCTCCAGTGGTTGCAACGCCGACATTGTGCACGACCAGCACCATACCCACGCAGGTCCAGGTGGTGAACGAACCGGCGATCGGGGCAGGAGTCCAGCGCTCGGCCGCCAAGGTGGACAGGGCGCCACCATCTGGCCACGTCGTGGTCGAGCCGCCGTCATCGAAGTTGCCCTGCTGCCAGGTGAACTCGATCTGTGCAACCGAACCGGAACCTCCACCGCCTCCACCGCCGCCAGTGGTGACGCCGGGGCGAGCCCCGCAGGGGAACCAGCCCGCCGGTAGGCCCTGCCCGAGCGAATCGCCGTCGAGTTCCTCGAAGCGCCCTTCCCGGGTAGTGACCAGCGTGCCATCGCACCCGTCGACGGTGTAGATCGGGCCGACATAGTAGCCAACGAACACGTCGGGGTCGGATGCGTCGACCGGCTCGGTGCAACATGCGATCAGGTCAGGCATTCGATCCCTCCAGGGTTACCGGCTGGACGATACCGCCCGCACCGGCTGCGGCGCCTTCGGCTTCGGTCCGGTCTTCGTAGGTGACACAGGCGCCGTCCTGGGTGACGATGCATTTGCCGTCGAGGTTGACCACGACGTAGCGGAGGATACCGCCCTGGACTCCGGCTCGGAGCACCATGGTCGAGATTCCGTCCGATCCTTCGCATCCGCAGGCCATCTAGTCCTCCTGGTCTAAGGTTAGCAGACCGGCCGCCTCTAACGCCTTCTCAATGCGGTCGAGGCGTGCCGCCACGTCCCGGGCCATCTTCGCCCCCGCCCGCACGCCCTGACGCTGAGCGTGCCGGATATCTCGCCGCAGATCATCGATTGGGTCACTCATCCGGTGCGCTCCACATCAGTCCAGGTGGTCGAGACGGCTTCGGCCAGATTCTTCTCGTCAGTGTTGATGGTCACCTTGATCGCCTCGAGCCGCAGGTACCGGTCGACCTGTTCGCCTTCGGCTATAAGCGACACACGGCCGTAGCAGCCAGGCACCAGGTGGTGAAAATCGATCAGGGAGTCGCACGACAGGGTAGCCTCATGAGCGCCGGTGATCGTCACTGGCGGGCGGCCGGACACCTGCAACTGGGCCATGGCCGCCGCCTGGCCGGAGTCCAAGATGTCGGAGTCATCGAAGCGCCGCTCAACCAAACCATACCGGCCAGACACCCCGCCTGCCACCCCCCGCACGCCGGTCGACTGATCACCATGGATGGAGTACCGGCTAGCGAACAGTGCGCCGTCCATGAACATATCCCACGCACCGCCGAAATCCGAGGCCGACAGGGCGTGCGGGATGTAGCCCAGCGCCTGCTTCGCTGGCCAGAACCAGGTCTTGCGCCCCATCGACACCATATCGAACGTGGCACCCAGCATCGGGCCGAGCACGTCGGTGTATACTATCTCGTCATCGATCGCCAGGATGTCACGGTGGACGGTGGCAATGCCAGGTCGGACCTCACAGTAGTTGAGCATCTGCGGATCATCGACCAGCAGGGCGTCTTGCAGCATGACCGAGACGAAGGTCGATCCGTCAACCCCTGCCGCCCACAGGCGATCGTTGCGGGCGAACCGCACGTCGAGCCAGCCAGGCATCTGCACAGCGGTCAGGGTGCCCGAATCTCCCGACACCAGCGGCCGCAGCGACACCGGGCCAGTGAACGCCAACTCACCGTTGCGCACGATAGCCAACTCATGCGCCCACGGTTCGACCTTGGTGAGATCGGCTGCGCACTTCGACCCGGAGGGCGAGTTGGCGAACGCCAGATCGACCGTAGCCTGGCCGATGCTGTTGCGAGGGATGCCGTACTCTGCGCTGGATACGAGCGGGCCAAGATCAGCGATGAACCGGGCACTGCCCCGCTCGTAAATCAGGACACGGTAGTCACCGATGCCGAGGCTCACGGCTCGGCTTCCACTGTGGACAACTCGATTGTGGCGTCGTCGGCGGTTGAATACGGGTCGGTGTCGACACAGACCAGATACTTGCCGCACGCCATGCGGAGCGAGCCGTCCCAGGGAAGGCCGTCGATGGTGAACACTTGACCGGAGCCGTTGTAGGACTGACCACCTACTCGCACGTCAACCGAACCGGTGCGGGAGTCGATGGTGACCTTCGAGCCGCCGGGCACATAGCCCAGTTGGAACCCGGTACAGGCGTTGCAGGCGGTGTACAGACCCGAATCCATGGCGTTGTTACCGATCTTCTGCCACATGCGGACCCGCAGGTTGCGCAGCGCTCCGGCGCCCGTCTTGATAGTAGCGTTCAGCAGCGCTTCAAACCAGCGGGCGTTGCCGGAATCGATTTCGAAGCAGCGCCGCCGGAAGCCGATCGGAGCACAGAAGCAGTTGGGGATCAGGGTATCGGGCACGGCCGGTGGGGCGGGCAGGCCGATGCACAGCGGGTCGACCAGTTGCGCTTCGGGGTCGGGGCAAGTGGTGGCGTCCTCCTGGCAAATGTTACACAGGATGGGCGACAGCGGGTCGGACAGGATGACCGGCGACGGGGTGATGACGGTGGCGTCGGTGTACAGGGTCGGGTTGGCGGCGGCGAGTACGAACCGGATGGTGGTCTGCGGCCAGCAGCCACAGGCGCCGCAGCGGGGGCCAACGCCTTCGATCACTTCGGGGCCTTCGATCAGCCCCAGCCCGAACAGAGTGCGCCAAGGGGTCGGCTCGGTGAGCAGCGACCCGACCGGGGTGAAGCCCTGGCAAGGGTCTTCGGTGCCGAGCATGTAGGCGGGGGTCCGCATGGGCTGGCCGCAGCAAGGGTCGATGCAACAGCCTCGCAGCGCTTGGGTGACGACCCGGAACCCGTAGGCGGTGGAGCAGCACGACACACCATACAGGTCGGCTTCGATCGTGATGGTGCGAGCGACCTCTCGCCCGGCGAGGATGGCCACCCGGCCGGAGCGCCCGATGGTGGTTGTGGTGGTGCCGACGTAGGTGCCGGAGTACATTCCTTCGACAGTCACCGGCAACATCCCGGCGAAACCGGACGACTCTGGCCGGTTCTCGTCGTACCACCACGCCCCGTCGTTTGCCGGAGTGGTGTAAGTAGGGTTCCCCAGCAGAGTGGACAGTCCGGACGGCACACAGGCGGGATCGATGTAAGCGCCCGGGTCGCCCAACCGGGCCCGGTTCACGTACTGGCTGGTGCGCAGCACGTTCCACAGGTCGATATGGCCGCAGCCCCACTGGGTATACGCTTCGAACACTCAGAACCCCCTGCGCCGACGCCAGCGAGCCTCGATCTTGGAGGCGATAGCCGCTG